ATGTCTACCTATAAGCCTATGTGTCCACAATGTCACGGCACTCAAACTATTATTCGTACAAGCAGGCGAACCACGCCCACTTTTCAAACGCTATATTGTGATTGTTTAAACGAGCACTGCATGACGCGCTTTGTTGTTGAGTCAGCAACTACACATATTCTTCACTCGCTATTTGAAGAAAAGCCTTTACCGATTAAAACAAACAAGCAAGAAAACCAACTAACGTTAAACTTGTAGCCTATATCACACTTCCAACTATTAAATATCACTTTCACTGGCGACTTAATTCACTCTAATTTAGTGTCACGACACGTTATTAAACAGGGTTTTATTATGTCTTTAAGTGTCGATATTCTAGGTGTTATACACGCCTGCCCATGCAATTTACAAACATTAACTAACCACCCCAAAATTAAACAATACGCAGTATCGTCCTGCCATGTCGAGTTTGTCATTACACAGATGTTAGTTAAAAATATTATTGTTGAGCTTGATAATAAACAACTTGCTTGTACCAATACCGCATACACTGGTCATTATTTAGTGGCATAAAAAAGCCTGATCATGTCAGGCTTCATAAAAACTAAAAACTCTCGAGAGTACGTTTAAAAATATCAGGATCCATTTCAATACCAATAAATTGTCGCTTCAGCGATAAACACACCTTTCCCGTTGAACCACTTCCCATAAAACAATCCAGTACCACTTCACCTTCACGACTACTTGCCTTGATCATGTGTTCGAGTAATGCCGCTGGTTTTTCGCAAGGATGCTTACCCGGATAATATTGCACTGACTTAAACGACCACACATCCGTAAACGGCACGGCTTTTGTGATAGTGAATGGCCGCCTTAGTTGTTGGTATTCATTTTTTAAGTCGTCATATTGACGAACCAACTCATTATAATGGCTATTTAATCCATTAAAGCGCGTTACCAATACGCCATGTGAGTCAGGTAATCCATTAGCCTCATAGCTTGCGAATAATGTTTGTAATTGTTCATATTGCTTTTCAGTAGGCAACTTCCACTGTGATGAACTAAACCAATGCGAGACCATTTGTGTCCCTGTCGCTTGGTTAATAGCCTTAGCTGGCACACCTAAACGATCCTTGGCTGTTTTGAAATAATCAATTAAAGGCGTGAATACCTGTTTTTTAAGGTCTTGGCACTTTCCGTGGTAATCCGTATTCCCTTTTGCATACCCCTCAGCACCATAGTGGCCACACATAATAATACGCTCCGTGGACGGGAAAAAAGATCGTAAACTTTCTTTATTCACCTTATTCCATGATCCACTTGGTTTAGTCCAAACAATATGGTTCAACACCTCAAACCGTTGTTTGAGTAGAATTTCAGTTTCCGCAGCAAGACGGGAGCCACAAAATAAATAGAGCGTTCCGGATGGTTTTAATACCCGCCATAATTCTATGGCCACACTATCAAGCCAGGATAAAAAATCCTCAGCACTTGACCATTGATTATCCCACGCATCGCGCTTGACCTGAAAATAAGGGGGATCGGTGACGATTAAATTAATACTGTTATCTTCTAAGGACTTGAGTATTTTTAAACAATCGCCGTTATGCAGAGTAATGGCTTGGTTTTTCATTATTACGTTTTCCAGATTGGACGCTCTTGGCGTTCTGGCAAGTAATATGTTTACAACGTGGGCACTTTATTTCAATGCGGCCACCCTCGATATAACACAATTTTTTAGCGCAATTAATGCAGAAAAGAGGCTTCATTATTCATCTCGATACACTGTATAAAAAACCAGTATATCAAGTGAGTTTATTTTTTAAATATTATGCTTGCGTGTTTTTATTAAGAGGTAATTCAAAGGTTATCTGTTTATCTTTTGGCATCAGTCGATTGATACCCAGCAAGAGTTTTTGCAGGGGTTTAATTTCATTTTCATAATACATTTCACTGTATTGCAAAGGATTCCCAAGACTCGATCCTTCTGGAGGTAAAATTCCACTTAACCCGGCTGGGTAACGATGAGCCACGATCACCTCTTGCGATGATATTTTTTTAATCCCTTCAAATTCATCTTTAGATCCAATGTTACCCACAGGGATAAGCTGTACGCCTTTTTCTTGGCCATTAGGGATATTAATTAACATCGATGAAAAGTTGCCTACACCGCGAGATTTCTTTAACGCATTAGCCAGATTTTCTTCGGCTATAGGTGTCAATGTGGGATCTGTCATATAAAGTATAAACCCCATATGCATGCCGTTCTTGTAATAGCGACGACGAAAGCGAGTGGCATCTTGTGAAAGTAATGCAGACTCAACACCTGACAAGTAATCGGGTAATCCGTAAATATTTTGACTGGGATCATAAAGACGAATTTGAACTATTTCACCCTTCTTGTATTCCGTCTTGGTGTCGTCACTGTTTAATCGAAAGAAACGATTATCTTTTCCTCTTCGGGTATATTGAGCCATGACATGCCCCAGTCGTAATGGCTCCCCCCATGGATTTCTAAACACTTGAAAATAAGCATGGCCAAAAACAATCAAGTCTTTGCTGATGTTCATCATTTCAAAAAATGACAATACATCCGTTTCAATAAAGTCTTTTGATAATATACGAGTACGCGCTTCAACAACGGCACCATGATACGAGTTGGCTAACAATAGCGCTGATAATGCCTTAGGCTCAATCGGTGGCGTATAATATTCATCAGCCTCATCAAAATCCACATCACTGCAAGCGATAGGGTTTTCTGTATCGACTCGCTCTATGCCGCCAAACTCAAACGCGGATGATGCCGTTGATTCGCTCACTACAGGCATAATTTCTTTACGTTGAAACCGTTTCTTTTTCGCCATTATAAATTTACTCGTATCGTTGATGTGCGTTGCATTGCAACGTTTAAGCCCTCACAAGCCACGGCGTGAGCAATGGCAAAAAAACTATCTGCATGACCTGTTTCTTCTGTTCTTTCTGCTGCAAAGGTCATTGTTCCGTGGCCTGTTTGTTTTCGTTTAATGGCTAAAAATGACGGTGCAATCGACGTATATTCTGCTGGCCATTTAAGTCTTGAGGTACTTACAAGATCCATCACCTTTAAAACAAGGCTCTGTTTACTTTGTTGTGTATAGCTAATTAGCATCACTTGTGGAAAGAACGCCTTGATCATCTCTCCGACACCGCTACCAATTCCGCTGCAGTCCACGCCGATATGCTGAACGTTATAGCGAGTGGTTAGATTTTGAATTTGCTCTGCTTGCCATGACCAGTGAAAACCACGATATTCAAATTCTTCAATAACGCGAAAAGGATCGCCTTTCTTTAATGGCATCGCTAACACATAACAGCGAGCTAAGTCACCGGTACGTGCTGGGTCATAACCAACGGCTACAGGGTGATCACCAATAGGCCGTAACGCTTTTAAATCAACATCCGACCACATATCCTCTTTAATGCACCTAGTGAGCGCATTAAGCGTAAAGATACTGTCCGCTTCATCCATGAACTCACAATCATAAAGATAGGCATAGGCGGCATCACCACAGCGCTCTTTTAGATCATCAACATCAATGTTTGGGTTGCCGCCATCAACAGCATCTTGCAACGTGACAACGTATCGCCATTTTTTATCAGGACAAAGCTGCGGGTGTTTTCTTAATGTATCCTTTGAGGGAAAAGGAATATCCGCTCGGTCTTTATTGCCTTGCTTCCAATAAGCACCGGACCAAACACGATAAGCCCCATGAGAGCGCGTTGAGGGGGTTGAAAAAACCGTAATACGTCGATCTTTTAATGTCCCCATCGCACCGGCTGTTTCATAGATACCTTCAAACTTAGGTATCCAGCAGGCTTCATCGATATATAAATCAGAGCTGTATGATTGCGCGGTATTTCTGTTGGTGCCAATAAATCGCAGTTCAGCACCATTAGGCAACTTAATCGGATTGCCTTGCAGCTCAACACCAAAATATTTTTCTGCTAACTGGGTAATGTATGAGCGAAAAACAAGAGATTGTGCTTTTGATGCCGATAAGAACGTTTGATTTTTGCCAGTTTCTACTGCGACATAGAGCGCCTCGCCTGCCGCTTCAAAGGTAAAGCCTATTTGTCGCGATTTAAGCGTCCAACGCTCTTTTAGGTTACGTGCATCAAAATGGATTTTTTGATAGCTATAGAGGCTATCAATCCATTGTTGCCAGCGTGGATCATCAATCCCGGGTATGTCATTTTTACGTTTACGGCCACTTTTCTTTTTACCAGAAGACGATGCGTGACCTTCGTGCTCGGCAGGACAATACCCTTTATCAAGGCTAGCCTCTCGCTCCTTAATCGACAGCCTTTCTTTTTGTATGCGAGTATTAGCATCTTGCAACTTAATGAGATTGGCAACTAACCTGTCAATCTCATCCAGCTCATTAGGCTTTTTCATGTCCCTATGAGTAAGTAATAAAATCCGTTGCTCTAATTGCTTTTCTAGATCAAACTTTGAAAGCAGTTCATTCCAACCTTCTTTGTTAATCCAGTTATAAACAGTTCTAGTGCCGTTTATATCGAGCTTTTGTGCAATCTCTTTGGGGGTCAGTCCAGATAAATACAGCGTTTTTGCTTTATCTCTCACCTCATCGCCATATTTACTTTTTCTAACCACTTCCATCTTTCATTCCCAATAAAAACTCACGCTTTAGCATACCGATACCTTCCTTTGTTTCCGTTAAAAATATGTTGTACAGACAGCAACTTACAACATGTGACTGTATTTTTTTATTAGTATCACCTTTATCGTAGGGGTATTGAATTAAAGGGATAGCGTCATGCCATTACAGAGTGGGTTTATTGTCATTGCAACCAGCGGTAAAACCGTTGATGACCGAAAAATTGAAGCATCGTGGCTCGAAGAAGCGGCAGCGAATTACGATCCTACTTTGTATACTGCTGTTTTGGATTTGAATCACTGGGATACACGATGGGCTGGCACGTACGGTACCGTTATCGCTCTTGATTGCACTAAAGACAAAGAAGGTATCGTGACTCTTCGTGGCAACCTAGAGCCCAATGAAGCGTTAATTGCAATGAGTAAGCAGGAAGTATTATTTACATCTGTGAGTCTGCAACCTGACTTTCGTGGTACGGGCCAACACTACCTTATCGGCCTTGCGGTTACACCTAAACCTGCGTCAGTGGGAACTGAGCAACTGAAGTTTTCTTGTGACACTACAGATCAAGATATTCACACTGATTATGTTCAGGTTGACATGACATTTAGCGAACACAAGAGCGATAAATCTCCCAACTTCCTGCAAAAATTGTTCTCAAAAACCACCCCTGATCCTTTGGAAAATATCATGTCAAAACTAACAGAAGAACGTTTACTAAAAGCTGTTGAATCAATGGAGCAATTTAGTAAAGGCGCTCCTCCCGAAAAAGAAATACTCACAAAAACAGAAGCGCAAGCACTGCTTGAAGCGCAAGGGTACTCTGTCATCAAACAGCCTACCGCTAACGATCTCACTGATGCGCAATCACTACTTGAAAAACACGGTTTCTCCATTGAAAAAACAGCCACTAATGAAGAAATCACCGCTGCTAAAGAACTATTAAAGGCACAAGGTTTTTCTATTGAAAAAACGCCTGAAGACAAAGGCAAACCTGATGGTGAAGAAGGTAAAACTGGCGGCAAAATCACACGTGAACAATTCGCTATGTTGGCTAAAGAATTTGCCGATGCGAGCGTAACTGAATTTGATTTCACCGTAAGTGCCGATCAAGTAGGTGGTGATGACGATCTAGCATACGTTTAATCGTACGTTTCTTTCTTTTACTTATTTTAAGAGGCCACTATGCCCAATCTTTTCTGTGATGGCGTAACTGAAAAACGCATCGCCAAACTACTTAGCAATACGAAAAAAGCCTATGGATTATCAAAAGATGGGGCGTACTTTTCCATTGACGCACCCAAGGAAACCAAGCTGAAAAAAGCCATCATGGAATCCAATGATTTTTTAAAGAAAATCAATATTCTTGATGTGCAGCAAATCAAAGGTCAAGCCGTCACCGTTGGTAGCAACAAGCTCTCTACTGGCCGCGATAAAGAACGTTTTAAAGGCACCACGCCTGATATTAGCGGTTATGAATACGAGCTATCGGTCACTGATACGGTTATTCATATTACCTGGGCGCGATTAGCTGAATGGGCTAACTCTGGCGGCCAAAAAGAGTTTGAGAAAAAACTCATGGAATATGTGACCGAACAGGTCGGTGCTGACATGCTTCGTGTGGGCTGGAATGGTACGCACGCTGGAAAAATTACAGATCCAGATAAATACCCTAACGGTGAAGATGTAAATGAAGGCTGGCATGCTCGCATTAAACGTTTAGCACCAGGGCAAATTGTGGGGGCGAGTTTTGATAATGATGCGTCTGAGATTTATTTTGATCCAGACGGCACTCGCGATGCGGCCGGCAACCCCTTATATGATTATAAAACCTTGGATGCAATGGCGTCGGATTTAATCAATAACGTCATGCACCCTGCGTTTCGTGATGCGGCTGATTTGGTTGTTTTGGTGGGTCGAAACCTGATCGCTGCGGCGCAATATCGTCTCTACACCGAAGCCGATAAACCCAGCGAGCATAATGCTGCTCAAAAGTTAGATAAGTCCATTTCGGGTCGTCCATCCTATGTGGTGCCGTATCTTCCAGGTAATCGCATGGTGGTCACATCATTAAAGAACCTTTCTATTTACACACAGAAAGGCACAAAACGCCGTAAAACAAAAGACAATGACGATCTAGGTCGTGTTGAGTCGTTCCTATGGCGCTTTGAAGGCTATGTGGTGGAAGAGCCATTGAAGTACGCTGCCTTTGATGAAAATAGCGTTGTTGTTGGGGCAAAAACACCCATAAACATTACGAAAGAACCAAAAATCACTACCGAGCTTGCCGCTCAAACAGTGGTAATTGGAACGGATGTGACCCTTACCGTTGTTGCTGAAAATGCGAATGAATACATGTGGTCAGTCAACGGCACTGTGTTTGATGAAACCACCACTGGCACCATCACCATTTCAGGTGATGAGCTGGCATTAGGTGAACTTACTGTCAGCGTTGAATGTATTGGCTTACATGGTAGCAAAACAAGCACCGCTGTATTAACAGTTAACGCCGCGTAATCCCCATTATTTGGTAACGGAGCATGATCATGGTTTCACCACTACAACAACGACAACAGCGCATTACATTGATGCAACAACACCAAGTAAGCGCAAGCACTGATAATGGTGAAACCCTTGCTATTGCACCAGTAGCACCACAACCAAGCAATCAATGGGATATTGTTCGCGCATCGTTAAAAAAAGACAGTGCAGCACTAAAAAGCTTCAAGCAAGTCGCCGATAAAATTGATTATAAAAAACGCCACTTAGAACAATACCAACCGTACTTTGAGAGCAACATGCTCCCTGTTGATATTGCGGCTATTTTTATGGTTTGGCTGTTTGACTGCAAAGAAATACAACAAGCCATGTTATTAGCTGATTATTGTTTGAAATACGGCGCACCCATGCCTGAAGGCTTTAAATCAGACGTACCCACGTTCGTTGCCGATGAAGTCTTGAATTGGGCAGAATCCGCTTTTAAACAAGGTCATTCAACAGCGCCTTATTTCGACCAGGTACTTGCGCGATTTGCTACTGATTGGAAGTTATTCGATCAGATCGAAGCGAAGTATTACAAACTATGTGGCTTTATGGCCTTGGGTGATCACGGCACTGAGATTAAATATATTTCAGAGCCAGCCCCGCTTTATGCTGCAAAAACATGGTTTGAAAAAGCACAAATGAAATACAGCAAGATTGGTGTTAATACTCGCATTAATGACATCAATAAACGCTTAATAAAATTAGATCTTCCGCTCATAGCAGAAGAATAACCGACTCACCAGCGCACAAGTGACCGGACGCGTTTTTGATAGCCAAGGGGCAATATTCACTATCGCTGTTCCGGTTCACTCAATGAGGTTGTTATGTTTCAAGACATTAAAACGCTCGATGCTCCGATTAACGATACGGTCGAAAATGACGGTTTCTGGCCTAATTTATCCATTGCTGATTTTGTAGCAACGTGTCGTATTCCACCCGTTTATAACGCAGAACAAGAACGCAACATGCTCATTATGGCCATGGCGGGTGTCAATATTGAACTGAACAATTTCAAAGAGCGCGCTATTGCTAATAATCAGCGCTATTCAAGCGATATTGGTATGGCTTATGGCACTGAAAGCGCAACGACAGTGCAGTATAAACAAGCCGTTTACCAACGCGCAAAAGCGTCATTATTGGTACATTTTGCCACTTTGTCTCGCAAAGATGAGGCTGAAAACCTAGCCAAAGAAAGCACTGAAACCAACGAATCATTAATGGCGTTATCGCAGCACGCTATTCGCAACATCCTTGGCATTCCAATGGCTACGGTGCGTTTATTATGACGGGCAATTTACCGCACGAAAATACAACGTACATGGCTGAAATAGCGAAATGCTACAAGCGTGTATTAAGCGATAAATTGGGAAGTACCGGCAAGGATTTATTTGATTGTGTTATTAGCGGCGGCACTTTTGTTCCGTCATTTAAAGACATGGGTGATGGCATTATTGTTGGCCGTTTTAATTATGAAGCCGTCTTTATGTTTGAAGCATTGCCCGCAGCAAAACTTGATCCACGTATTTTAATGGCATCAACAGTGACGTGGTTACTTGAAAATGATATTGAGCGCCAAGGCTTAAAATTACCACCACCCAAAATTGAGGTCGATGGGTACTCCAGTGATGGGGATCCCGTGAGTGATATGGAGATCACATTGACCTTCTCTGAGCCTATCACCATGAAAGAGACCACCACTGATGAAGGTGATGTGTTTTATAACGGTAAATGGTGGGGTATCGCACCGTATGTCATTCACGTTGCAGAAGAAATTCGAGTAATTGGCTATGACACTTGAATTTACCCAGCCAGATATTGATCAGGCTATGCGAGCCTTATCGCGGTGTAAATTAACCTACAACCAAGAACAACTGGCCTTACGGCGTATTGGTCGTGCGGTTATCAAGCAAGCTAAAAAAAATGTTCGTCAGCAGCGAGATATTCATGGCCAACCGTTCGCACCTAGAACAAAAAAGCGCAAAGGTCGTCGCCGCTTACTCCCTAATATTGCTAGGCGATTGCGAGGGAAAAATAACACCAACCATGTTGACGTTGGATTTAATAATCGCTTAACGGGTGAAATTGCACATAAACAGCAATATGGCAGCCCGGCTGAAACATGGACAGGCGCACGAATCAGGCGATCACGAGGCGCGTTTAAAGACTACGATAAGCCGCCAACACCAAGGCAGGCCAGAGCATTGATTCGCGCCGGTTACATGATTAAGAAAAAAAGGGGCAAGGGATGGAAAAAACCCACAACAAAATGGGTCGTTAGCAGCATGACGCAAGGACAATGCGGCTTGATTTTACGTAAGTTATTAGGCGAGCAAACCAAAACGTCATGGGAAATCACCAATGAACCCCGCCCATTTTTAGGATTAACCCCTGAGCAATCAGAGCAAATTATCACACATGAAGTTTTACGAATTTTGAGGTAGTTATGTTAGGCACAGTAACGGTATCAAGTAAAAATGGGTATCAAAATACCCCGAATGAGATAGAGCGCCGCTTTGTCTTTATTGGTTCGACCGGTGTTGTTTCGCTACTGAACACATTGACGCATATTGATGCGCGTACCGATATTACCGCCATTTTTGATGGGGATAAAAATGACAGCCCAGCAGAAAGCGCAGGCAAAAAAACAGCGGTTGCACCAACAAATCCGATTGATATTAGTTTTCGAGATATTTTGATTGCCGCGCAATTAAACGGCAAATCAAATTGGAGCGCGAGCGTTATCGGTTTAGGTGCCAATGATAAATGGGAAGATGCGCTTGATAATGCCAATGCATTGCTATCGTATGAGGCAGTGGTATTGGTCAATCCAATCACAACAAAAGCTGAATTAGAAGCTGTCTCTACAAAAATATCTAGCATGGAAAGCAAGCAGGCACGCTACATGTTTGCCATCACTCGCACCGCACCTATCACCGCGCAGTCTTGGGCTGAATATGAAACTGCATTAGCCGCGATAGTAACCGGCGTTAACGCCTCTCGTGTTATGTGCGTCCCCGTATTATTTACCAATGATCTTGGTGTGCTAGCTGGCCGTTTATGTGATCGCTCAGTAACCATTGCTGATAGTCCTATGCGCGTTAAAACTGGACCGTTATTAGGTTTAGGGCAAATAAGTCTCGATAAGGATGGTCAACCATTACCGCCAGAGCTATTGGCTGCGCTTGATGCTAAACGCTTCAGTGTACCTCAAACTTATCCAGGTGAGCATGGCTGGTATTGGGCTGATGGTAATACCCTTGATATTGAAACGGGGGACTTTAAAGTTATTGAGCATTTACGGATCGTGCTTAAAGCTTGCCGTAACGTCTATAAAATCGCATTGCCGACCATTGCTGATCGTTCGTTAAATAGCTCACCAACCAGCATTGCGCGCAATAAAGCACTGTATATGAAGCCACTATTACAAATGGCGGCACCTGTAACCATTAATAACGTGTCATTCCCAGGTGAAATTGCACCGCCTAACGATAGCGCAGTGGAAATCAACTGGGTAACAGACAAGAAAACTGAAATCTATATTTCTTTACGCCCTATTGGTAGCCAAAAAGACATCAATATTGGCGTAGGTATTGATTTAAGCAAATTAGAACAAGGAGATCGCTAATGTCACGAGGCACTTCTTTATCAGGTTTAGATGTCGATGTCAGTATTGGCCAGACAGATATCACGGTCGATAAAATCACGCTAGACGTTGAAGATAATAGCAAAGCCGCTAAATCTCGTGGTGTAAATAGTGGCTGGCTAAAAGGCTCTATTAACGCTAAAGGCTCAATTGAACTGAATACTGAAAATTTCAATCGTCTAAGCGAAGAAGCAGGACGAGCAGGTTCATGGCGTGAACTCCCTCCCTTTGACTTTATGATGTATGCCAAAACAAACCTGACCCTTAAAGTTGAAGCCTTTGGGTGTTATTTGAAAATCACCAACTTGATGGATATAGACGGCAAAGAAGGTGGTGATGGGATGATGCACAAATTGGATTATGAAGTGTGTGGTCGTGATTTTGTTAAAATTAACGGCACACCAATACTTAGCCAGGATGATATTAAACATCTAACGCGAGGTGATTAATGCATGAAAGTGTTATATGGCTAAAACTGCATGAAAGCCTTTCTCTTATTATTATGTTTATGCTGGCATGTATTGCCAGCTTATTAAGAACAGAAAAGCATTCATTAATCAGTGTTATTACAGGCATTATATTTTCAGGCTTTATTGCCTATTCAGTTAATTTATTATTAACCGATATAACGATAGTTAATATCTCTGAAAATATACGTGTTGTTGCTGTGGGTATTTCTGCTTATTTAAACCGATATATTATGGATATATTGGATAAGTTAGCGGTGCAAATATCATCAGACCCCATCAAGACATTATCAGATATTAGAAAAATCTGGAAAAAGTAAGGGTTATTATGTTTTATTTAGGTAAGACGAGTTTATCTCGTGGCTATAAAGTACAACCTAAATTATGGGCTTGTGTTGGTTTAGCTATTAGTTTTTGTCCTATTGATTTTACAGTCAGTGAAACAATCCGTACCGCTGACCGTCAGCGTAAGTTGTATTACGGCACCCCTAGAAAAACATGGACACTCAATAGCAAGCACATGATCCAAGCTGATGGTTATGGACATGCCGTTGATTTAGTGCCACTAAAAAAAGACGGCTCTGCCGATTGGGATAATTGCGCCATTGTTAAGGATGCCATGTTTAAAGCTGCAGACATAATTGGCGTAAAATTACGCTGGGGCGGCGACTGGAACCAGAACGGTGATAGCCGCGACGAACACCAACGCGGCAGCTATGACGGCCCACACTTTGAAATATTGCTATGATAATAAAGCCATTGCTTTTTGTGGTAGTGGCAATGGTGTTAATAGCGATTTACTACGCAGGTTTTAAGTCTGGCAAATCACAAACGACTCTGCAGTACACGCAATTAGTGCAAGAAAAAAACGTAGCAATAGTCAAGGAACAGCAAAAACTGGAGCGAGCTTTACTTGCTGTAAAACGTACTGCCGCAAAAAAAACAACACAAGTCGAGCAACATTTTATACCCGTAGAGCGGGAGGTTATTCGTTATGTCTCTAAAAAAGAACCCACTACTTGCCAGTCTGATTATACTCAGTGGATGCAGCTCCATAACGCCGCCGCAACAGGTATATCAGTACCCGATAGTCGTTGACGAATATTTAATGACTCGACCGCCAGAGCTTGAATTAATAAGTAAATCAGTCATTGCTGAAAATAATATTAAATTAGCACTGCCCGTTATTATTCAAAATTATAAAGCCTATTTTGCAACAAAAGAAAAACTCATTGGATTGCAAAATATAATCACTACCTATAATCAGGAAATAAAAAATGACTATCCAAAAAATTGAAGATAAAGAATCAAAAGAAACAACAACTCTTGATTTCATTAAATCACTACAAGGTAAAAAAACCATTATTGTTCCGATTTCATTAAATGGGGTGCTTGTACACAAAGGCATGAAATTTGATGTATCACCCACTGATTACAATAAATATATAAACAACACCCAAACAGGTAAAACCAGTATCACCGTGGTAAGTAAAGAGTTTTTAATGAATACCGTTACACCTGAAAGTGACCGTCAGTTATTAGCGGAAATTTTAAAAGTTACCGGCACACTGGATCATATCTTCCCAAAAGTTATTGACGGCGCAACACCTAACATGGAAGTAACATTGGACTAATTACCGCCATGGTCAGTGTGTACCGTAAAAACAACCTAAATCAGGCGCTGGCTTTACGGGCACACTACCTACCGAACGAGGATGACAGTCTCGATAATTTGGCTCGCGCCATTTGGCTGGAAGAGCATTATTTCGAACGACTGGCCATGGCGGTAAATAAGGGTGTGGGCATGTTGTTCTAGCAGTGAGAGAGATAATGAATACCGATATTTATAACATCATCAAAGATAAAGGGCTTGGGCTTCACAGTCCAACGCTTAACATCATCAATGATACAGGCGCAGAACTTGCAAAAGCACTTGTAGCAGTTAATCGCTTACCCATTATCATGCCCCCTCTCACTACCGGTGTCCCACAATCATTCATTGATAATATAACCGCATCTATTGCGAGTGCTACAGCATGTACAAACCAGTCTGCAATTAACATCCAAGATAATTTGAATAATGTGTTCACTAGCATTACTCAAAGTAGCATGGTTAACAACCTTGAAGGTATAGATCACACTTGCGCCAACTTAACAAATCTAACCGGTAGCATTACAGGTGACATTGATAACTTTCTGACAGGCATTAAAGATGTGGCCACACAGCAAATAAAACGGATTGAGGATTACCTTAACGGCGCAATCAATGAAGCTGACCTACAGTCTTATTTGGATGATCTGATCGCACAACTTGAACTGCTGAAAAAATTCATTCTCGGTATTTTTGAGAAAGAAAAAGCGTTATTTCTCGATTTAAAAAACAAAATCGAAGCATCCAGCCTCACTCAATCATTAGAAGCTTTATGGAATAACCCCTGCGCTCAAATGCTATTAAATCAAACCCTACCTGATGACTTAAAAGGATTATTGAATGGCCAGTAATCAATTAAATTTCAGTGTATGGCTGCGTGATAGAACTAGTTCTGGTATGGCATCAGTCACTAACCGCTTTCGCACCTTACAACGCATGGGACGGCAAACACAACAATCTTGGTCCAATATCGGTATGGGATCCGCTGGCGTATGGGCGGTAGGTCAAACCATGCAAGCATTAACAGGGCCCGCAAGAGAAATGAATGCAGCACGGGGTGAGCTTAATTCATTGCTTGATGGTGATGGCACCAAAACGTTAAACAGTGTTCAAAACGAAGCTATGAAGTTTGCAAGCAAATACGGAGCCTCTGCGTCTGAATTTGTACGTGCCTCTTATGATATTCAATCCGCTATTGCTGGGTTAAATGGCTCTGAACTATCAAAATTCACTAACGCCTCAGCAGTATTGGCAATGGCAACAAAGGCTGACACTGCCACCATTACTGGCTATATGGGGACGATGTACGGCATTTTTCAAACCAACGCCGATAAAATAGGCAAATCCAAATGGGTTGAACAAATAGCCGGACAAACTGCTGTTGCCGTTAAAATGTTTAAAACCACAGGCTCGGCCATGAATGAGGCCTTTGCCGGCGTTGGTTCGCGCGCGTCAAACCAAGCCATTAGCTCTGCAGAGCAATTTGCCATATTAGGTATGATGCAATCGAGCATGGGTGGTAGCGTTGCGGGTACAGCTTACGCTGGATTCATGGACGCCTTACCTAACGCGCAAAAAAGTTTAGGGTTAGATTTTACTGGCGATAATGGCAAGGCGCTTAGCATGGTCGCTATCATCAAAAAACTTAAAGCCTCTTTGGGTAATGAACTTACCGTTGCCGTGACAGGAAAATTAAACACCGCTTTTGGCACTGTTGCATCAGGTCTAATCCAAAACCTCTGGCATAAAACCAATGACTTGAATGCCAATATCGCCAGCCTTGGTCAAATCAATAATATGCAGCAAGCCATGATCATGGCTGCAAAAATTGCTGACCCCTGGGATAGATTAAGTCAAACCATCAATAATGTGCGCATTGTATTTGGGCAGGCGCTCGATACGGCGCTAATGCCCTTTATTAATTATTTTATTGATGGTTTTAATATCTTGCAAAAATGGATGGTAATGTTCCCAAACCTAACTTCCGCCATCGCTTATTTTACAATGTTTGTTGTTGTACTTGGCACTGCTGCCGCAATTGGCATGGTAGCAATGGGATCATGGGGGGTCGCCGCATTTGGTCTACGAACAATATTTACATTATTAAAACTAGCGTCATGGGATTTACTAAAAGGCCTTTACAGACTTGCTGCTGGCTTTGTCAATTTAGCCATTGCTGGCTGGCGAGCAGTTGCAGCAAAAAAAGCACTTATCATCAACACATACCGATTAAGTATGGCTTATTTGTCCACCTTAAAAGCCAGTCTAATTACTTTTTTTATTCGCATGAAAAATGGCATTGTTGCCGCCGCCATTGCCACTAAATCATTAACACTCGCTACCCTTGCATCAGGCAGAGCCTCTGCCGTTGCTTTTGGTGGGCGCGTTATAGGCACCATTGCAAGCATGGCAACTGGTATCGGGCGATTGCTCATTGGATTTATCAGCTTAATTCCTGCGGTATGGTCACTGGCGGTCGCCTTTATTGCAGCAATTGGCTGGGTGCCATTATTGATTATTGGTATTGTTGCTGGGGTGGGTATCTTAATTGCTAAATGGGATGAATTTGTTACCGCGTTTAGTGATACCTCATGGTTTTTGGGTATTCAAGCCGCACTAGGTTCATTTGTGGGTTATCTCAGCAGCATTGGAGACTGGTTTAATACTACTTGGTCTAGCATTACTGGATTTTTTAAAAGTGATGATCTTAGTGCCAGCATTGAACAACAGACGAGCATTATCAATAAAGGCCTTCCTCTCTCTTACCATCAAGCAAGCAATACACAACCAACAACCATACCTAATAACTACGCACCACAAACGACACAAAATCAAACGACTACGCACAACGTAGGGGCCATTAATGTTAATACGACGAATGCACCCGGTCGCGCTGAAATGAATGCCTACATGGCCATGGTAACGCCCTAATGAATGAGATTATCTATAAAGATTTATTGATTGTTGGTGATGACATTGTGCTTGATGATGGTCGCAATCCTCTCATTGTGACCAATGAGGCTTGCATCGCACAAGATGTGGTCCATGCCATTTTAGAAAGCGGTCTTGCGGTCACATTGGTAGCTGAACGCAGCCCCACGATCATCCGCGATATTGAGCATCAAATTATCATGTTAACAGAAAGTGACCTGCGTATTATCCCCGGCACCGGCGCAATCACTTCCGTCAATAAGCAACGCTTATTGACGGCCAGTACGTACGAGTTTGGAGGAATTGAAGCATGGCTATAAAAACAAAACACCCTGAATTTGTTCAGGTATTAAAAAATAGCGATATACCAACAACAGAAAAAGATATTCATGCCCAATTTGATGCTGAAGTGAAAGTACAAGGCTCACTGATTAATAACGATCCTAAATACTCACCCTTTTGGCGTCTTATTACTAGCATCATCAAAAAACCGTATTTTTGGTTATTATCTTTTCTTGTTAATACGGTACTGCCGCAATCATTTGTAAAAACAGCAAGCGGACTATTTGTTGATCTTTATTTGCAATCGGTCAACCTAACACGAAAACCCGCAAGTAAAACCCAGGGTTTTGTTATTTTCGAACGTGAAGTAGGTGCGCCTGAAATCAACTTACCCGCAGGATTTAGCATCAGTACCGAGCGCATTAATAATATTATCTATCAACTTATTATTCCTGATGCATTTACATTACCGGCCAATGTTACTTCCATCAAAGTTGCATGTGTCGCCGCTAAAACTGGCGGTGACTTCAACCTTGCAGGCGGTTATTACCGCATACCTCAAACACCACTGCCAGGATTAATTCAAGTGTACAACCCTGATGATTGGCTCACAACACCAGGTGCTGACACCGAAAAAGACAGTGACGCAAAAGAGCGTTATCGCGCTCAATTTACGGCAGTCTCTGGTTGGTACATTGATGATAAATATAAATTAATCATGAGTGAATTTGGGGGCGTCAAAACTGACCAGATTTATATTGAAAAAAATGGCCCGCGAGGACCAGAAACGGCAAATGCTTTTCTTTTATTAGATAGCGGTACGGCAACCGAGCCATTTTTAAAAGCGATTAATGACGCAGTGCGTGTGGATGGGTATCACGGTTTAGGGGACGATATGATAGCCATGGCATTACCTGAGAAACACATAGCCATCATTCTTGAGCTATTGCCTATCCCCAACTTAACACCAGAGCAAATCACGGCATTAAAACAGGATATTGAGCAATATATTCGCTGCGTCTTTCGTGAAAACCAAGCATATCCCACCGCAATGAAAACATGGCCATTAGATCTTTTTAGCTTTTCAACGCTTAACCAAGAGTTACGCAATACATTTTCAAATATTGAATCACTGTATTTCGCAAACAGGGACTTTAGAACCGCCATTGAAATTGCTCGCATTCAATCATTAACCATCACGGACATGGCCAATGCTTAAACTTGAATTACCCTTTTGGATGCAGAAAGGTGAGTTAAAAAAACTCAATGATGCCGCACAAAGCTTTTGGGATCGTGTTGAAAAATGGCTACAAATTCCATTAAGCCGTTTTGATTTAATGACCTGTGATCTAATCCTTGTCGATCATATCGCGTGGGAGCGAAAAATCACACGACTCAACGGTGAAATAGAGTCCATCTATAGAAAGCGAGTGAACTACGCATTTATTAACGCACAAGATGCGGGCATGAATCGTGGTATGTACAATATATTTGAGCGTCTTGGAATTGCTATTTTTGACATTAAAGAGCGTCAACCAGGTAAGGATTGGGATATTGTCACCATTGAAATGAGTGATGAGATTTTATCTGGTCATAAAACACTGGTGAACCTACTCATACAAACGTATGGCGCCACCTGCCGCCGCTATGAATACAGTGTTACCTCAACATTACATCAATATTGTGGTGTTGGCGTCATGGAGTGGAACCACCAAACCGTTATCGCCACAGAGCCATTATCAGTAAAAATTGTTAACACTGAATCATCCATAATGATTGATACACCGTTAACATTATCCTGTGTTTATACAGGTCAACCAAAACCGGATATTGAGTGGCATTTATCATCAATATATACCGGCACAAAAATCATTGGCTATGGCAATAAAATACAACTGACCGAGCATCAAGCTGCCTACTACACCGTAACATGTATCGCGGTTAATCCATCAGGAAGCGCTAGCGACACGCTAGCATTAACAATTAAGGGCCACACCACACAGAGGTTTACGCTGAATGCCGGGAGTGATTATGGTCGACCTAAAATTACGGGATATAACCATAGTTACGGTAAAAACACAGGATCATTAACACCTGTCGTGATTAACCACCAAAACTTCCCCCCTGTAAATAAAATAATGGCAGCATATGTAACATTTAACACATCAGGCTACATCAGCACAGGTCATTTTATTTTACAAAGTGAGCACCCGATTGAGGTCAGTATTACTGCCAGTATTTATGTTAATGGACATAGTGATTACCTTGATAAACCGTATTACACCCCCGAATGTACATTTGAGCTTACCTCTCCAGATAAAGATCATTATTGCCAGATTGGGGCATTACTTGCGGGTGATAAATACGCGACATTTGACATGCCATACTGGACCTACAACGGCGCACTAATCATTACAATTAACGAGAAATAATATGAGTACAGCTATATTAACAAGCGCCTTTGCAACGTATAAAGCGCAGTGTGAAGCGGCAAGTAAACCCATTATTATGGATGAATTTGTTTTTGCACTTATACCAAACCAACATCCAGACACTCCGATTGATCCAGAGGAAGCACTGCCCGCTGATAGCTATATCAAAGGCCGCTTTAAAGTTACCCAAAAAGGCATGATTAATCCCGATGCGGTAGTGTATTCCATTATTTTAGGCACAGAGATTGGAACGTGGGATTTTAATTGGGTTGGACTGGTTAATAGTGAGCACAATATTGTCGGGGCAATCTCACACACACCCATTCAAACAAAGGCTGCAGAAAATCCAAATTTTAACATTGCCGGCGATACACTTACTCGCAATATTATTACACCGTACACCAATGCCAGTGCTTTAACGCAAATTACTGTCACGGCCGATGTATGGCAATTAGACTTTAATAACCGATTAACAGCCATTGATGAACGTATTCGATTAGAAAACTGTGATAACTATGGCCAAACTGCATTTATTCAACAGGCATGGCAAGCTACGGCGCGCAATAATGCAATCACATTATCCCCTGGTACGGCATACATTGCAGGGTTTCAATGTATTAATAAACAACCCATGCTGGTTGATTTTTCTGGTGTAACACTCCCTAAAAAACTTTATTTAGAAGCCTGTTTTAAAGGGACAGTTAGCAGTAAATGGCAAATCCATACTGAAATTGTTATTGCAGATACTCACCCATCAACCCGCATTGAAAATGGTGTCACTTATTACAGTAGTGAAATAGCAACAATAACAACGCTATCCACTATCACAGACTTGCGGATCCTTGACTGGCGAACCGACCATTTAAAAGAAAGTAGTGACCCTCATCCGCAATATAAAAAAACGCGCCACTAAAAAGTCAGCAGGCATTATTAAAATAGCATCTGATGAAGAAACTAATGCGGGCGATAATGATGAAACATGCATCACACCGACTCAGCTTAAACGCATACTTGATACTATGAGTAATAATACATCCAATGCCATGGATCAATTATTAGATGCAATGCGAAAGGTAGAAGGCAAGCTTGGCCGTGTGCGTATTTATATGAAAAACGATATTGATGATGATTACTTGCCGATAACCGGACAAATTATCAATAAATCAGATTATCCTGATTATTTTGCTCTGCTTAATATCACAGCCAATACGCTTAAATTACCGAACTGGTCTAAAAACGGTTACATACGACAATTTAGTGACGCACTGACTGCGGGAACAATTTTAGAGCAAGAGATATTGCAACACACCCACACTGCAACTATCGGTAATAATGGCGGACATACACCAACTGCATACCCGATAGATCTTGGTAATAAAACTGGATATTTTTCTGTTAATAAACGATTTTGGACATCTTCAGATAATGCTCACTCGCATACGTACACTACAGCTATAGGCGGCCCCATAAGTGGAACCGATCCATGGAGTAGTTCACCGTCAGATTCCTATGGTGATAAACAAACATCACAACAACCAGCACACAAACACTATGTCGATATTGCATTTAACAACACCCCGGTCCCTATCAATCTTGGTACATACAACGTATCAATGCATGCAATATCACCACATAGTCACACTGCGCACATCGATAACACTGGCGGTAATGAAAACAGACCTAAAACCACCATTGCAGTTTATGCGGTCAAAGTTAAATATATAACGCCTAACGTTCGCTACAACATTAACAGCGAGGTAATCGATGAATAACATTCATTACCCGCAAAGCATTCAATCACAAGTGACTGCTTTATCATCATCTATCGATGATAAAGCACAAGCTATTGATGACACTATTCAACGCATTAATCATGCGTCATCATTGGAAGAACAAACCAATGAACAACGTGCAGGCGCGTCTTTAACCAAATATATTTGTTTGCACCCTTACCAATACGGCATAGGTCATAAGAAAACGCTCTCAGCACCGACAGCATTACACCTCGCCGCTAATGGCAGTTTATCGTCACCTGATATTGCACACTTACAAGTAGGTATCGCTCTTGTTGTTACCGGGCGTGATGCTAATCACTTTGCATCCAATATTGATGAGATAGCAAAAATAATCAATCATCCTGCATGGATAGCATTATCAACACAAGCGAGTGCTGAAGCCTTACTTCCTATAGAGAAGATGCAAATTCCGCGTGAAAAATTAGCGCCATACTGGACAGAAACACGCCTTGATTTTATATCTCCACGATTAGATTGCACACACGTATTAGGCAGTGCAAATGCTCACCACACCGTGAATGATATGACGCCAACAGAGCGACTAATCAATGTTGCGTTGCATCAAAAGCACCAATTAGCGCAACAAAAGCAGGCATTAATGCAACTAAAGGCAAAATTTACGGGCCAGTGTTATGCCTTACGACTTACCGGCACCACCAATGCCATGAAAAAACAATTAACCGATTTTCAAACGGATAATCAGCCCTATGCTTCGGTGCTGATTTTATTATCAAATAACGAACAAGAATTATCGTTACTCTATGAGATGTTTGCTTTATGACACTACAACTCAACCAGCAATCCGTCCCAGGTCAAGATATTAAAGTCACCATTAAGCTTCCCTTTGGTGACAGTGATTTAAGTGGTCAAAGCAGTAGCACAACCAGTGCGGAAACTGGCACGAAAGCCAAGGAATTAAGTGTAAGTTTAATTGTACCGTTTGAAAACAAAGAGTGGTTAACGGCCATTGATATTCTTGCAGAGGCACAAGATAAAACCACTGGTGCAAGGACGGTTTACCGTGTTGGCCATGATGCTGCTAATGCGATTAAATTTTATGAAGCCAAGTTTTCAGGGGAGTTGACTATCCGCGAACTTGAAGACACTCAAGGCTGGCAGGTAGGCTTTATGATGAAAGAGCACTTATCTGTTCCTGAGCGAAAAAGCCAAAGAGAGCCAATAAAACCCGCCAAGCAACAAGGCGGCGGTGGCGATGTGGCACTGGATAAAAAAATTACAGATAACCCTGACATCCCTCCAAATACTGAACTTTCTGCCGTGGAAAAGATCCTGAGCATGGCAAATAATGCATTTGGTAGTGTCATCGGTAATGACACAGAAGAAGGCCTCACCAGTGAAACTTAATGAACGATTATATGTAGGTAACCAAGAAGGCCTTGTTATTTCTGCGCATTGTTATTTAACCTACAAAAGCCCAGGCACAGCGCAGATAGTGACGAATATTGAGCCTAAAGTGGGGCAAATTATTGCGTATGAATGCGGATACAATAACGAACTTCAGCGCTGGTTTACGGGTTATGTTGAATCTTACAAAGAAGTGAACTACAACGAATTTACGTTATTTGCAAGAGAGCTAACCGGTTTACTACGCCACTCACTACCCCTGTATTATCAGCACATCACATTAACCGGCTTACTTGAAAAAATCACCGACAAAACTGGCATAGAGTTTGTGATCCCTGAAAAAGAGTACGCGATGGCCATGACGCCTTATATTATCAATTGCCAGCAAGGTTATGCGTTAATGGATAATTTAGGACGTATTTTTGGTATTAAAAAATACATATGGCAACAACAAGGCAATGGTAAGGTCTTTGTGGGGAGTTGGTATGATTCAATGTGGGCTAACACCAACCTTCCCATTCCTGCAAATATGCTAACGGATATTGGTATTGAAGGTGCAACAATACCGATGATACCCACCCTGAGACCCGGCGTGATCATCAATGGTCAGCGCATTCGCAATATTGAATTACAACAAGATAAGATGACGATCACATGGATAACAAAATAGCAAAAATCATACAAAAACACTATCCAGAAATTGCGAACGGCTGGCATATTCCATTATGGGCGGTGATTACTAGCATCAATGAAACCCCTAAAAGTGGCAACTTATCTGACCCTTATCGCCCGTATTATTGTGCCAGTGTGAAAATACTCGATAAAGCCGGTAAAGAAACAACCGCCCCTATATTATCCAACATTGCATTATCAGGCTCATTCTCGCCCTCTGGTGGCATTATGCAGATACCTGAACCCGGAATGATAGTCACACTCCAATTTGCGTTTGGAATGCCTGACAAGCCGTATATCGATAAAATACTGCCTTATGGCATAACGTTACCAGGACTGGTTACTGGAGAAACCATCATACAACCACGGCAAGGTGTCAAACTGCACTTTCAACAAGATGGCTCTATCAACACCATCACAGATAGCGTGATCAACGAACAATCTAATGAGCGCAATACATCAACTGGCACTGATACCACCACAAAGCAATCTTATACAACACTAACAAATGAAGATTCGAACCATGAAGTCGGGGGGATTTACCAACTGGCTGCCTTTGGTGCACTGTATTTACTCACCACAGGTAACGGTGAATTATCCGCATTGAAAAACTTATCACTAACCACAGGTGAGAATTTAGAGGAATTTATCTACGGGGATCGTATTAGTCAGATAGAAAAAAAGCTGCAGTTCCTTATCAAGGACAGTGAATCATTGACCTTAGATAACACCGGCTTTCATGTCGTAACAGAAAAAGGGAAAGTGAGAATAGGAAGCAAAGATGTTGATATTGTAAAAACTCTACATGATTTAATTGATATTGTCAGTCAACTAGCAAGCACAATGGCCACACACACCCATACTGCACCGAAAGGCCCAACAACAGCCCCCATAGAAGCAGGGGCTATCTCAGGTCAAGCGTCACAATCGGGCGTACTTAATGATAAATTAAGTATAATTTTGAGTTGAGTCAATGATTAACTGAATTCGCATTTAAAATATATCCTTACTTATCTACACATACAATATAAAAAACTGTTATTACGAACAGTACTTAATAATATTTATATAGAAACACAGGGTGTTGTAACATCAAAATAAAAGAAATGATAACTCGTATCATTTATTTAAATAAATTTAAAATATTTCATGACATTTAATAGTTGAATTTATTCAGTAATCATTTTTAGTCTTTTATTTTTTTAAACGCCCTATCATCTCAAGATTGGGACTTAAACTTAAATCATTAGGACTAACCATTTCAGCGGCAACAAGTGGATTTCCTTTACCATAAAGATTCATATCTAAATTAATATCCATTGAATTTACTTCTAAATACATTTTCTCAATTTCATTCATTCTAGTTACTATATCCTCATCTATATGACTTTCAATATTTGTAGTAACATTCAACAATGCATCTTTGATAGTTAATCCATACTTTCTATCATTTGTTGCTTCATAAAAACTTCGATAAACTAATTCAGAACATACTACAGCTTTTACTTCATTACCTTTTATTATTCTTTTTAATAATTTAAATACTTGATCTAATACATTTCGTAAAACAACTTTTTCAATATGATTATGAGGTAACTTTCTTAATATTATTAGTGCACCAACTAAATATAATTGATTGTTTGCATATTTAGTTCCCTTATCTAAATAATTATGCACCTTATCTATTACAGGACTAACAGGCCAATCAGGAATAGAAAAATGATTACCATCATCCGATTTAAATCGATATACATCAATATACTTTTGAGCCTCAAGCTCTATTTCCAAAGGTGTTTCAACAACCCCTGTCAAGCCAGCCTCAACAATAACATTACCATCAAACAATGCCGCATGACTATAAAGGCACCATCAATTAATCGAATAAGATCGGAAATAGCTCCATTTCCATATGATAATAATACATCACCAGTTCTAACGTTGTTAATATTAATCTCTCTATTGTAAACACTTACATTTTCTATATTCACAACACTCATGATTAAACTCCATTTTTATCATTCCAAAAAAGCCCCTTATAATCACAGCAATAAAGAGCTTCTATATTTTTATTTTAATTTACAGATTCATCAATATTTTCAACATAATTTTCTGATATATCATTATTCTTTGAAGAGCACACTCGCCGAGTAACTTCGAAGGTTTCTGGTGCTGTTTGAATAATTACATATTGACTATATGATGTTCCTGATGACTTATACTCTTTAATTTTAACTTCTTTGTTTCCAGCAAGAGTCATATGGCCTTCTATTTTTGTTAATAAACAAAGTCCACGAGTTTTCGCTGTCCACGTTGTATGTGGAGCAATAAGAAATTGGTCAGAAGAGCAAGCCGCATATCGAACCGAGCCATGTGCTACAAAATTGCTTGAATTAACAATTGCTACTAATGGATATCCCATAATTACATCTCCAATATTATTAATATTCTATCAAGTCATACACTAACCGTAACAAACTTAAATAATGCATGGCGTATATTTATTCTTTAATAGTACAAAAGGATGAATCTTATATGAGCGACATACAGCACCTTATATTAAACCATAAAGATAAGTCTGTTTTTTATAACATTATGCGTGTACTTTTTCTTCATATGCACGTCTAGCTGCATCACGCACTTTTCTTGGTTCTGAATTCCATAAAGTATATCTACCACTTAGCTCTAACTCCTCCTTTTTATTTTCATAAATAAAGTAAGAGTAGGACTCGCAAGCATTTATGGTAAAAGAGGCAATAACTCTCTTAGACGATTCATCCATCACTTTAAAGTGACCAGTAGTAATTACAGTATCAATATAACCTTCACCAAAAGAACCAATATGCTTATTTTTAACACCTTGTATGATAGTTATGTTTCTTGATGTAGCATTAAATATCACTGCTTTAGCCAT